AGAAAAAAGAAGAAAGGCAAGCCGAAAAGCTAAAAGGAAAGGAAGAAGAAGCAGAGTCAGAACCAGAAAGACCAAATGCGAAGCCGTTGTCTCAGTTAGCTGAAGATAGATTAAATGCTAAGCAGCAGCTTCAAGAACAAGATGATCTGACTGTGCGCCCCGATATATTGGATCAGATGGCCGAGATGCAGGCGGCAGAGCATGATGCGTTGCGGGAACTGTCCGACAAGAAATTTGATGAGTATTCTGACGTCATGGGGAGCGAACAAGATATCACAGACGTTATGGGCAGTGGTGATGATGTTGCTGATATTATGGGCAGTGGTGATGATGTTAGGGATATTATGGGCAGCGGCGATGACGTTTCTGATATTCTGGGGAGCGGCGATGATGTTGCTGATATTATGGGCAGCGGTGATGATGTTGCTGATATTATGGGCAGTGGTGATGATGTTAGGGATATCCTACAAGGAAAAGGTTCCGAGTCAGGCGGTATTGTAGGCTCTCAGATCAACGCACAGTCCTCTGAGGCTGCGGCTGGGGCTTCAAACGTAGTAGTGACGACAGTCGCACCCACTAATATTAGCGCTCCAACTTCAACCAGCGTCAACAGCCAAACAATGGTTCCGCCAAGCGCTGTTAAGGGAAATAGAAGAAGGTCTTCTGGCAGACAACCAATGTCTTATGCATAAAAAAGGGGGATCACAACGATCCCCCCGAATGCCTTACTAAACTATTTCTAGTCTTCTTCAGCAAGTTTCTCAAAGAACGATAAACTATCATCCTCAGCGTCTGCTTGAATAGGGGCAGCCGCTACCGGAGCCGGTGCCGCCTGTGCGACTGGCGCTGGTTTCTCGAACGGGATAGTATCCGTCCCATCATCCATTGCTGAACTAATTTGCGGAGCTGACGACCCCAGACCCAGAACACGATTCAACTTTGCTTGTAGTTCGGCATAAGTCTTAAAGTTCTTTGGATCAAGAAACTCTTGTAGTGAATATAATCCTTCATAACACTTCTCTAGAGCCTCGTCATCGCCGCCGAGCAGTTCGCTGGCTGAATCAAACTCAGACTTATCATAGTTGCGATAACCGTCAACCTGACGAATCTTCAGTTTGAAGTCAGCGCCTTGCCAGAAATCAAATGGGTTGATCGCTTCTTCATCTTCAAACGCCGGATTCATCGCTTCGTTCAACTTATCAAAGATCTTCTTGCCGTACTGGTACAGGTATACTTTACCTTCACGAGACGGATTAGCTGGATCCTTAATAACCATAATGTTAGATGTATACTTGAGTCGACGCTTCTGCTGACGAGCTTGGTCTTTACCAGCATCAGTACCATTGTTCCACAGAGTGCTATTGTACTCAGATAATGGATCCTTTTGGTTGATGGTGGTCAGAGAGTTCTCGATATACCAGCCGCCTTTACCTTGGAAGCCGTGATCAAATAAGCGAACCCATGGGAGGTCTTCGCCTTTTGGCTCTGGTAGGAAACGGATGACAGCAAAGCCATTGCCGGCTTTATCGACTTCTGGTTTCCAGTAACGATCGTCGCCGCTTGGCTTACCGCCAGTGCTGATTTTATTACCTTCGGATACGAGTTTACTGAGGGAGTTACTGCGGTTTTTCTTTAATGATGCAAATGACATTTTTATTTCCTTTCTGTATAGTTTGTATTTTGTTTATTCACAATATATCATAGTATAGAATTAATATTGATACTGCTAGTATATACTTCTTTTGAGGAGAAGTCAACCTTTATTACTGATTTATTTATAATGTTTCAATACGATAGTTTTGAGCTTACTGCTATCTGTGGGAGAGAACGCATCAAGAAACGGCGTATACTTCTTCATCATGTAAAGCATGTCGTTCAATATCATATCGTCGTATTTTTCCCACAACTTTGAGTAGCCAACCAGCTTGTTCAATAACACCATTGTCTCAATAGTAATCCTACCTTGAGCAAAGTGTCTGTAGATAACCGGATGTCTACCATCGACCGACTTAAACAGTTGATCGAAATCTTCTTCAATGTCAAGAAGGTATCCAACATCTTCGGAGAACTTGTACGATAATGATTCGACGCGCTTCCTCCAGTTGGTGTGTACATCATTTGATGCTGGACCCATCATGTCGCCGATCCATTTGTTAGATACGCTTGCCTTGTTTACATAGTTGGAGACCAAAAGTTTCATGAACTCATCTCGCTTAAACCGCTTAGATGCTTTCTCGAAAAAATACTTGTCTCGTCTTACTTGATACGAATTCTCTTTGGCATTTGTTTTTCCGTTGTATCTGAAGAAATCATAGGAGTCCCTCAGAAAATGTTGACTCACCGCAAGATACGTCTTGTAGCATTCAAAGCCTGTCATCATTTCTTCATCTATCTCCATAGTTAAATTGGCAACCTTGCGCCTTTGGTTAGAAAGTTCAAGTCTTGTGCTTCAACTTCCATCTTTCCTTTTATCACTGTATTGAGAAGTTTTGCGGCAACTTCAATTTCCATCTCGTTCTTCTCGCACCACCAACAGACTGCATCAATGTGGCTTATCCTTTTTTCAATCACTACGTTCTCAATAATATTAGAGAACTTTGCTGTCGTCATAACTTCAACCATCTATTACTCCCAGCGATAAAAGATATGATCTTCTATCTCAATTATTTTTCGTTTTGTTTCAGCCCAATCAGGCATAACGTAGTCTGCGTGATAATGAGTTGAACCTTCTGTTATATCTATTATACTACGGCTGTTCAAAAAAGTCAAGACAAGATTTTTAATTTCACCATATGTCTTCCAGTCATGAATCGTATCCGGCTTTCCGTCACAATACCAGCTGAAGTGGCACTTGTGTTTCAATGGAATCAACTCGCCGGTGCGCCATGATCTTGTGGTCAAACCTTGAGTCACTACGCCGCGAACAGTATCGGGGAAACGCTTATCCTCAACACGATTCAAAGTCACCATCGCTACCGCCAACTGACCAGCCACGCCTTGATTCCTTGCTTCAAAATAAATGTTCTTGGCGAGCCAAGTCGCATCAGTTTCAAATGAATCAGCAGAAGCGCCAGCCGCCAAAGTGCCACAAAGGGCAATTACATAATAACCAAATTTAATCATCACCAAGTATCCTGTCCTGTCATTTCAATCCAATAGTATGCTTCCTCAAAATTCTCAAAGAAGCGCAGCTCGGTAGTATCCAAGTCTGGCTGTATTGCGAGTACCATTACTTGCTCGCCGTATCTAGACATCTTGTACCACCACATACCCTTCTCAAACATATCATAAGATATAAATTGATTAGGGTCTTTCGCACCCCATTTATTCAAAGTGATTCCTTGTATATTTTGATTGTATCAATGAATGTATGAATGTAATTGTCACGCTTCTCAACAAACACCTGAGCGTCTGTCTCACCTTCAACGCCAACTACAATCACGATCTGGTCAATGGGAACCCCAGTCAACTCTTCAAACATAACAGCATATCCTGCCGCTTGCTGAAAGTAGTTACCGATCCATTCTTTCTTCTTCAACTTACCGGATGTCTTATAATCAATAATAGACAATCGACCGTCAAAATCACCGACACAATCGACCCGACCAGCAACACCAAGGTAGTCAGAATACAGTGGACATTCCTGGGCGCGAACCAGCCCCAACCGTTTGTCCAGAACTTTCTTAATTGAAAGGAACATAGCACGCTCATGTGGAAGGAAAGGTTTCATGTCCAATTCATTATTGACATAATCCTCACACATCTGGTGAACGTTAGTTCCACGACGAGCAGCCTGAGTAGAAATACGATTGGCTTCGTCCTCGCCAACACGCCTTCTCCATTCGGCTATCCCTTCTTTTGACAGAACGCCAAGAACGGTAGTGATACTAGGATACCAACCTTTCGGAGTATCATAGAACCTACCGTTCTCGCGTTGTTGTGTATCTAATTCTTTAAACTCAATCGGTTCATGTTTAAACATATATCTCAAATTCTCATAATGAAGGCGTATTATACTATACTTTTACAACAATGTAAAGCATTATTTTAATTTATTTTAGCTATAGATCCCCATTCCATAACATGTTTCGATATACTCTCGAACGAAATCAGAACGAACAATATCAGCTGGTTTGAAGTCAAAGCAATCAAATGAATCCATCTTGTTCAATACAGATAAGAACTGAGCAATGCCCGACTCCTGATTGAAACGTTCCGATGTCAGGTCATCCTGCTTACCATCACCGGAGAAAACGATTCTTGAATTCTCGCCTATTCTTGTGATCACAGTATTGAGCTCACCCCATGAAAGGTTCTGAAACTCATCGACCAGTACAATAGAATCATCCCAAGTGCTACCTCGGATAAATGACGTGGTAACAAACTGCACTGTGCCCTTCTGCTTCAGTATCTCATATGCATCGCCTCGATTAAAAAGCTCCGCAAAGATAGCTCGATATGGTTCTTCGTAAACCTTTGATTTTTCTTGAATAGATCCTGGGAGGAATCCCATATCTCTTGAGGGTACGACACTACGAACAATAATCAATTGCTGCTTGCCGTCTACCTTTTCCATTATATCCCGTATAGCAAGGAATGCTGATAGGAATGTTTTGCCTGTACCAGCACATCCATGGAGTACTGTGTTTTGACCGCTATTGTAAGATCTGAATACGTCTCGCTGCGTATTGGTGAGTGGTTGAATTTCATTTAGCAGCAAGCCGGACTGCTGAGTTCTGCGATTGCTTTTTCTATCTTTTTTCTTTTGCCTTTTATCAATATAATAATCAAACTCAGTAATATTGGTGTTCCCTGCAAAAGTGGATGACATAGCGTCTCCTTAGTTATGGTTATGGGTTTAATCGAAATCCATATTATACTTCGCCTGACGAAATCCATGCTTCTCTGCAATCTCGTTGACTTTCGCTTGCTTGACAGTACGACCGCCAACCTGATCTGCTAGGTGCGAATTTTGGTGGGCACCAGCAATACGAGATAGATTTTCTTTCCACCCGCTATCTTGCTTCTCCCCTGAATTAACGCCGGACACCAGACCTGGTGCCTTTAGAATAACTTGCTTGACTTCTGGATTGTTTTCCAAAAACTTCTCTCTATTAGAAATAGACAGCATGAGTGAGAACTGTTCACCTGTCTCTTTATTTTCAAAATCGTAAAATGGCATTGTATACTCTTATTTATTATGCTAGTACATTGAACCATGACGGCATGGGGCGCTTGCTCCAGGTCATGGTAAATCTTTTTTGTTTGGTTTCATAGAACCGCTGATAACTCTCGATCGCATCTTCAAGCATACATTCAGGGTTACTGCCCATTGCCAGCTTAAACGGAGTACGATCTATGTTGGGTATATTCTTGGGGATAGCTTGAAGAACATGGCGTAACTTGGTATCACTGGCATGAACCTTACCATACCGATAAGTGTATTCATCACACAAGGCTATAAAGTGTTTATAGTGCCAGCTATAATTCGCACTTGACTCCATGGTCCATACTGTACAAGGATGACCCATATGAACAGCCTTGTATAAAGAACCTTCCCTAGCATCGGGCAACTCCCAATACTTACTCATGGTCTTACCTGACTTTGACCTGCGCTTATCCATAACTCCATCTAGCATACGGTGAGCGGTGGACAGCATCTGGGCTGACTCAACAATCATCTTTACCACATGCTTGTCACATTGCTCTTTGGCAGCTATTACCGGATCGTCATTCAATATAAAGATATTCATAATGTAACCCCCGCATCAATTAGTTCCAAATAAGACTCAACCTCATCCATATAGTATAACTCAACCTCTTCTTTAGATACATCATAGAAGTGGGAAACGAAATCTATTGCTTTACTATAAGAGTCTTTCATAACGCCTATTATACCTTATTGCGATTCGCATGTAAAGAAGTTTTTTAAGCCTGTCGATTTTTTATGGTCGACTATGCCATGGCTCACGGGGATGCCCCTTAGTATCATCATCACTATCAGATGCTGGCGCTTCCTTCTTCTTCTTCTTTCCGAAGATCGCATCGTAGTTATCTTCGTATTTCTTTTTGTCGGTGGGGCGTGCTGCCGATCCCTTGCCACCGTGCCATCGGTTACTACTACTCATACTATTCTCCTCCCCATACTTGGGGTGCTGTTCTTTTTATCTTTCTCATCACTCTCTCCGACTTTACGACCAGCTGTCCCATTCACCAAACAATCCAGGCGCTTCTTCTGAGGCTTTTAACATAATATATTCGCCAGGATAATGCTTTAGACATCGACCTGCTTCTTTTCTTACTGCACTTGGTACTCTTGGAGTTTTCTTTGGATCCAGTAGGTCCAATAGAAACTGCCTAGTATTATTTACAGCATACCTTCTTTCATTCGGCATCGTCACGAGCAACACTCCCATACTTATCAATAAATATTTTAAGTGTTCGATTATCATCCTGTAGACTATATCGAACATCTTCGTTTTCATGTAAGTAATGAACATACGCACGACCTGTTTGGTCTATTACTTCAAGACGATTGATCTTATTCATTGCTTCTAA